CTACAACAGCGTGGTGCGGGCGATGGGGACAGCGGTTCACGCTGGACATGAGGCGTACTACAACCACCGCAAAGAGACCGGTGAGGTTCACACGGAAGTTCGGCCGTGGCTTGAAGCTGCACTGGTCAGTTTCCAGGACGAAATTGAACGAGCAGAAGATCGATTCGACTGGCGTCTCGAACCGGCGAAGCCACACTTGAAGACACCAAAAAAAGAGGTGCGCCTCGACTTCGACTCCGCTGCCCGAAAGATCGCTGCTGGTCTCGTCCACTACCACGCCAACAAGTGCTACTGGCCGGAGGGTTACTCGGTGCTGGCGGCAGAACTGAGCTTCGATCTCCCCTGGGAGGACAAAGAGGACTGGATCAGGCACGGCACGATCGATCTGGTGCTTACCGAAGATGCGACGGGCGACGTCATTCTCGTCGATCATAAAACTTCAAAGGCTCCTCCTAAGGCAGGCAAGTACTCCGCTGCCTCAACACCGCAAGCGTCCTACTATCTGGATGCGTTCCAACGACTCGACCTCGTAGATCCGTTCGCCTCGATCGAATTTGTGTACGACGTCTTGACGTTGAACCCTCCAGGCAAGGAACCGAAGTTCGATCGTATCCGGGAGCCCAGGTCTCCGGCACAAATCAAGACTGTTCAGATGCAGGCGGAACTACTCATCGACTTGATCGATGCCGGTGGCCCGTTCATCCCGAACACTGACTCATTTCTTTGCAGTGAAATGTACTGCGATTATTGGGACCGCTGTCCCTACGGCTCGACACTCAAGGGCTAAACAACAAAGGAAAAAATGCAACTATCAGATAAAGACCAAGCAATCATTGTCCAAGTGGCAGGGAAAGCCGCAGTAGAAATCGTGCAGTCAGATGCCGCCATAGCGGCCGTCCGCAACGGCACATACTACGAAATGTTGGAGACTGTTTACTCCTGTCTTCTGGAGGCGATGAATCCGGCCACGGCAGCCCCTGTCGTGCAGCTAACTTCCGCAGCGTCGACCCAGCAGGCAGCGGTCGAAGCCGTTCTCAGCGAGATCCCAGGTGCCACCGTCACCGCTGACGTAGGTGCCGATACCTATGTGCCAGGTGCGCCAACAGCCATCCACGAAAAATCTTCGATGGTTGAAATGTTGGAGGACGCTTTGATCCACAATCCTCACAACTGGAAAATCTGGGACACCGAGAAGGCAACAATGAACGGCGGCAATTCGCCTGACATCTCCCACGAGACTCTCATGCAGGCCGGATCAACATTCAAGGTCGGGGTGTTCATGGTGTCCAGGTATGCGGGCCAGTCCGCCCCTGAATGGGCTTGGCAAAAACTAGGCAAGCTCCCTCAGTACAGCCAACTGGTAGCCGCAGGCAAAATCACGTTCTGATGCTGCGAGCCCTCCCTGAGTTGAAAGAGGAGTTGTACACCTGGGCCACGTCGGACATCGTTCGAGTGCCCATCGGCTACTCCTTTTTCGATGACCGCACTCAGGGAGGTATGGCCCCAGGTCAAGTCATGATTCTCCTCGCCCGAACGGGCGTGGGGAAAACCTGGTTTTTGATCAACGTCGCTGCGAACAATCCGAACGTGCCGACCGTGATGTTCTCTTTGGAGATGCACGGTCGGTACATCCTCGAACGTCTCGCTTCTGTCAGTACTGGTGTCCCCACCACCAGGATTGAGGCGTTGATGCGAGACCAGGGTGAGGCGCAGCCGATCGACACAGCGACCGAGAAGTACCCGCTGCTCATGGTTGCGGACGACCCCGGTCAAGGTCTCGGTGACATGTCCGAGATATTGGACGACTACACCGAGCGCACCGGGACTCGACCACGTCTTGTTCTGATTGACTATTTAGAGCTGATTCGCACCTGGGGAGAAAACCAGATGGACTCGGTTCAGGGGATGGCTCGTGCCCTCAAAGACTTTGCTCGGGAGCATGACCTCGCCTTAATCGTTCTTCATCAGGTGAAGCGTGGTGATGCCAATGCCGGTCATAAACCGCTCGACCTGACTGATGGAAAGTTCGGCGGTGAAGAGTCAGCGGACTATGTGCTCGGAATGTTTAAGCCGTCTTTGAATCCAGGGATCTCTCAACAGATGCGGGAAATCATGGCCGATGACATCCGCCTGCAGTTCTTGAAGACTCGAACAGGTGGCGGCATTCATCCTGATGGAGTGATCCATCATTGGAACGAACACACGGGGCAGATCACTCGCCCAACCCAGCAACACGAGATGGAGTTTTAGTAAAAAAACCCAGGTGCTAAGGGTAGGTGGCGATGCTACGAAGCCCTTAGAGAGCGTCTGGTGAGGAGCAAAAGTGGATAAATCGACATCAGTGAGCCATGTAGGTGATGACATCGGCCTGTGGCTCGAAATCGGCCAACAGTCCGGCTGGTGCGGTGAAGTTGTTTGCGGCACCCATGACGGCAGCCCACTTCTTGAATCCGAGTACGATCGTTTCGAAGCCGGAGAAGATCCCTGCATTCCGATGGTTCGAATATACGTCCCGGAGGACATGCGATGAAATTCAAACTGACGATGTGTGCCGGTCAAGGGTTCAAGATTCGTCCCATCATCAGGCCCTACTCACCCCAAGATCGGGTGTGGCCCCACGAACCAGATGTGACTGCCTTCGGGGATTCTCCGGTGATGTTTCCGTACAAAAAATATGTGCCGGAACCCGTGGACGGCGGTGAGGCGTGAGAAACGAGCGCACTAATCAGATCCGTGACCGAGTCAAAGACACGGTCACAATGAGCGAGGCCCTCGACATGTTGGGTCTGGAACCCCCGAACAGAGCACACAAGATTCGTTCACTAGCTAACCCTGGCGAACGGACCCCATCACTCCATGTGTACGAAGATCACTGGTACGACTTCTCCACGGGTGAAGGCGGCGACGTCATCAAATTTGTGATGACGGCAACCGGATGCACCTATCACGAAGCTCTTGAACGCTTGTCCGGGAAACGAGTTGATCCGATGAAGGTCAAGCGGCCCCGCCCTCAGAAACGGGTCCTCCAAAACCTAAACGACTGTTTCACCAAAGAACCGGAAGCTTCCCCAGCCGGTTACCGTCAAGCCGAAGGGTTCGTCGCCTCGAAATGGCCCTATTTGAACCTTGAAGACCTCATGGAGTACGGGGTCAAGATCACCGAGAACGAGATTTGGATTCCGCACCTCGACAGTGATGGTGTCATCCGGGGCATCAAGAAGAGGTCAACAAAGACCGGTGCCAAGATCTCTGTCACCGGATCAACATTCATTACCGGTCTCTACCGTGTCCGGCATCTGACCTCGACCCCGGTAGCGATCCTGACCGAAGGCGAATCAGATCTGTGGTGCATGGAAACCTGGCTGCGCCGCAACGGTTGCAGCGATCAGGCATTCACCTACGCTCTCCCGTCAGGTGCAGCTACCTGGCGGACAGAGTGGGTGTCAACTTTCGCTGCTCACAATCACACACTGCTATGTCTCGATGACGACGAGGCAGGCCGTAAAGCAACCAAGCGGATCTCTCCTGAGCTTGGCTCCGTAGCCGTATTAACCCCACCAGGTGGTCGAGTCGCTGAAGCGATAGCTGATGCAGGAGAGTGGCTCGACCCAGTTTTGAGGATGGCATGCAAACGATGATCAGTAACCCCCTACCGGAAGATCTTGTCGCCGTCGCAGATTGCCGGCAATGCCGGGAGGAATTCACTACAAGGGTGACCCAAGCCGAAGTCGACTTTTGGGTAGCTGGATCCAGTCTTCAACAGGTCTGGTTCCACAAAACCCCAGACGAGCGGGAGCTTATCTTGAACTCCCAATTCGGGGATCTAATCGAACGGCCGTTCCCTGCTGGCCCCATGTATTTCTGTCCACCTTGCTGGGATTCTGTGTTCCCCGAAGAAGAGTGACGGTTGGCTCCTTTCGACCTGTGGTCGTAACAATTAGCCTCCTCGAGTGAGCTAAACAACACCTTTACACTTGAAGGTATGAGCAAGGCGAGAGCTAAAGGCACCAAATTCGAGAACGAAGTTCTCGCTGGGCTCCAACAAATATGGCCCGATGCAGACCGAGCCAAAGCCGGTAACCCATCCAACGATTTTCATGGCTGCCCTTTCCCAGTCGAAGCAAAGCACCGAAAGAACTGGGCAATACCTGAATGGGTTCGCCGGATCCGTACGGCAGCCGGAGGTGACAGCCAGTGGGCGCTCGTTGTTGCCTCCGGCGATCGCCGTAAATCGGACACCTCGACGATCATGGTGGTCGACTGGGAGTTCGGGCAACAGCTACTGGAGGCTTGGGAAGAATGGTCCTAGCACGCTCACAGGCGCAGAAGCGTCACGACTTCGCCAACGCACGAGAATACGAAGAGTATGTAGCTGAACGTCTCGGAGTGACCTGCCACACCAGATTCAACGCTGTCGACGACCTCGACATTTGGGTGCCTGGCTTCTTCGTAGAGGTCAAAGAAAAGAACCAGCACTTCGGTAAACGGTGGCACATCCTTGACGAGATCATCGAGGAAAACCTTTTCATCGTCGACGAGCTAACTATCCGTAAAGCTCTCCGCTGGTACCCCGAAGTCTTCTACCTCCTCCGAGACAACGTCGGCGACCCAACAGGCCCCCGACTATTCCTGGCCCCAATCTGGGAACTGATCGCAGTTGAACGAGAACGAGTGGACCGAGTCGGACAGACCGGTCACCTGAAGGGCAAATGGGTTCTCGACCTCAGTAAATTTCGGAGGATCAGCGACGAAGCTGACATCCCCGAGATAGCCTTATCTATGTTGACCAGCCAAGAGTGGAAGAAATCCGAGTGTCTTGGCGGTCAGATCGGGCAAGTATGAAACACGGAAAACTCGTTGGCTTTGGGTGCCGAGCCCAGGTAGGCAAAGACACAGCGGCGAAAGCAACCGGGTTCACCCGTATGGCGTTCGCAGACAACGTGCGGGCCCTTGCTTCAGTCATTGATCCTTACGTTACTGACTTCGGTCTCCGACTCTCAGACGCAGTTGAGCGACTTGGCTGGGAGGGAGCAAAACTCGAGATAAACGAAGTTCGTCGACTCCTCCAAGAACTAGGTGGGGGATCGAGAGAACTGCTCGGTTCATCCGTTTGGGTAGACCCCACGATGACCAGGGCTAGGGATTTGAAAGTCCAAGGATACGGCGTCGCTATCTCCGACGTGCGTTACCCAAACGAAGCTGACGAAATTAAATCAGCAGGCGGAATAGTTATTCGCATAGATCGACCTGACGTTCCCAGACTTGACCACCCGACCGAATGCGCCCTCGATGACTACGACTTCGATCATGTCATCGACAACAGCGGCACCGTAGAAGAACTGCGTGCAGCCGTAAGGGCCATCGTCGGACATGGCTCGTGAGATACCGGTAGATCCACACAACCTCGACCTCCGAGCAGACATAACACCGGGCTACGACCCAACCTGGGACCTCCTCGTTGACGAGGTCGAAGAACTCCCGGAACTAGAACGATCCGTTGTTGAACTACTCATTTGGGGTGGGTTTACGAAGGTCGAAGCCGCAGAAATGCTTGGCATCTCTCGATCGTACGTTCACAAACTATGGAGAAGGGCCCGTGGCCTCCTCAAAGAAAAGCTGTCAGACTCTTACTGAATGGGGCCGTTGCAAGCAGCTACCTCGTCACGAATCTTGGTGCAGCTACCACTACTTTGCTGCCCAGGTGGAGAACTTTCGACATGACTCCTATTACCACGAGAAAATAGTCACCGGGCTAATCCGCTCGAGCCACGACACTCTCTCCTCAACAGAGATTGATGCCCTCTTTAAGGGGCGCACAAGAAACGACGGACGTCGCACCGACCTGTACACCATCCTCTGATGGAAGGCTTCACAGCCCAGGGTGATCCCTCCGAGTTGGGGTTCACCACGATGATGACTCTCGGCCCCGACGGTATGCCCACCTCTGTTCACCGTGTGCCGGAGGAAGCGTTCGTCCATGAGTGCGACGAAAGTGCTAAATGTATTTGTGGGCCTCACGTTGTGATCAACGTCATGACGGCTGGCCCGATGGCGATGGTGCAGCACCAGCCCTTGTACAAAAATTATTACGACGAGTTCGGAAACTCTGACGCCGACTTCGACGTTCCCTTCTTCGACCTCGACGACGACGACTAAAGCCATGAAGGTCTGGATCGACCAAGATCTATGCACGGGAGACGGTCTCTGTGCAGAGATAGCTCCTGAAGTGTT